TAAAAATATCACAACCACACTATGATGCACTATTATATCATTTCTTTAATGAAGGAGTTGATACCATAGAAAATAGTTCTATTGTTAAACTCATAAATGCAGGTGACTGGTATTCAATAACAGATGAAATTCAAAAAAATATAACGAAGAATGGCAAAGTAGATGAGAAATTGGCTCAACAGAGAAGAAAAACTGCTAAGATATTCAGTTTTGTTCCTATCGACTTGCTATAACCTTGTCTGCTAAACCATAAGCAACAGTTTCTTCAGCATCCATAAAGTTATCACGTTCCATCGCTTCTGTCAACTCATCAAATGTCTTTCCAGCAGTATTATGATTTACATAGATGTTAGTTAATCTTATCTTCATTTTCATAATCTCATCAACGTGAATTTTCATATCAGTTGCTGTTCCGCCAGCACCGCCACTTGGTTGATGAATCATTGTGCGACTGTTTGGCAATACATATCGTTTTCCCTTAGCACCAGCCTGAGCAAGTAATGACCCCATTGAACATGCTTGACCCATTACTGTAGTAGCAACTGGAGAAGAGATAAACTGCATAGTGTCATATATCGCCATGCCTGAAGTTACTGCTCCACCCGGTGAATTGATATAAAAATGAATATCCTTGTCTGGATTCTCTGCTTCTAAGAATAATAATTGGGCACAGATTAAATCTGCCTGATAGTCATTGATATCATTGGTCAAAAATATCACTCTTTCTTTTAATAAACGAGAGAAAATGTCGTAACTGCGTTCTCCGTTTGCTGATTGGTCAACGACCATTGGTACTAATGTTGGCATAAAGTATTCCTTGTTGTAATGTAATTCTAGTATTATTTATGTACTATAATAACATTATTGTTTCAGTTTGTCAATTAAATACGAATATTAAGTGGAGATAAATACATTTGTAAATAAACTACAGAGAAAATAAAGTTATGGCAATATTCACAGGTTTTAGTACCAAAAATAAAAATGCAATAAATCATCAGTTAACTGACAAAAATTTAGTAATTGAAGACCTTATGAATCATATCATGACTCGAAAAGGCGAACGAGTAATGTTGCCTACATATGGGTCAATTATTCATGATATGATATTTGAGCCACTAACTGAAGAAACAACTGAGTTGATTGAAGAAGATTTAACAGATATTATAAACGATGATCCGAGATGTAATTTCGTCAGTATTGAAATAACAGACTCTGACCATACAATAAATGCTATGTTGAGACTTGAAATACTGCCAACGAATGAGCCAGTAGAGTTAAGTATAGACTTAGATAGAGAATAACAGAGAGAACAACATGAGCCAAGAACGTACAGACAAATTATTCGCAAGTGAGAGTTGGACAGCAGTATATACTGCATTTACCAATGTTAGTCTTAAAGCATATGACTTTGACACAATTAGAGAAGCCTTACTAGCATACACAGCCCAAACTTATCCTGATAAATTTAATGACTTCATCGCAAGTTCAGAATTTGTTGCAATTTTAGATTTAGTCGCATATCTTGGACACAGTCTATCATATCGTTTAGATATGAATACTAGAGAGAACTTCATGGATACTGCTGAACGTAGAGCAAGTATTCTACAGATGGCTAAAACTCTAGGATATAACAAAACTAGACCTATTAACGCAAAAGGTTTTATGAAAATTGCGAGTTTGTCAACTGACGAAAATGTGTATGACAACTTGGGCGTTACCCTTGCAGGTAAGACTATCAATTGGAACGATAGCAATGATATAGATTGGTATGAGAACTTTATCAGTGTTTTAAATTCTGCTTTTTCTAGTACTACTAAAATTCAGAATCCTACATCTACATTAACAGTCTCAGATGTTGAGCATTCATTGTATGAAATAAATGAAACAGATGCAACAAAAAGTGTGAATTACTCATTTTTTGCAAACGTTGATGGAAAAAGTAGAAACTTTGAAGCAGTTCGTGTATTACTAGATACAGTTAATACAAGAATAGAAGAAGACGAGCCAAAATTAGATAACAACTTTACGATTATTAATCGAAATGACAATCTAGGTTCTGGTAGTGATAGAACTGGATTTTTCGTCTATGCAGTTGCAGGTACATTGGGATTTGAAGATTTCACTTATAATACCCAACTTTCAAACAGAATAGAATCAATAGATGAAAGTAACATATCTAATTCTGATGTGTGGGTCCAGAAGATAGACTCAACAAGGGCTTATGTATCAAGTGTAACAAAAGTAGATAATGAAACTAGAGAAACCGCAATTTATAATAGTTTGCGAACTGGTTCTGGAGATATCGTAAGTATAAATTCTGCTGACAATAATACAATTGAACTACATTATCCAGATGGTGTGTTCGGTAACGCGGCATACGGCAACTACAGAGCATGGTATAGAATAGTTGATAATGATAATTTTTCTGTAAATGCAGGCGATATTACCAATACAACTATAACAATTCCCTATACAGGCAGTGACAACAGAACATATAGATTGTCATTGACAATTACAAGTACAAAAGATTTCAGTGAAAACTTCTCAGGTGAAACATACACAAGTGTACGTAGAATTGCACCAAGAAGTTATTACGCACAAGATAGAATGGTCAATGCACAAGATTATAATGTATATCCTCTCACTCTTGGAAATAATGTTGTTAATAAAGTTAAAGCAATAAATACTTCTTTCGCTGGTAACTCTCGTTTTTATGAAATGGATGATGTTCTAGGACATCACTCTAACTTAAGTATAACAGGCTCAGATGGTAGTGTATTTGTTGAAGACGAATCGATATCAGTTTCACTGAGTTATAATAAAGCAAAAGGAAATAGTGACAACTTTATACGAAACGAGATATCAAATGCAGTAAAACATCCAAGTCTTTTAAATAAATTTCTTCATGCGAACAGAACTAATACTACTGAAGTGGTTCTTGCTCAATCAGGAATAGGATACACAGTTGAAACATTAGACGGAACAAAAATTACATCAACACCAACGAACACTATCTATGAAGGAGACACAGTTGAGTTGTTAACTACGAGTGGAACAACTATTTGGGCAGATGTCAAAGCAGTTGATACAAATACATTTACATTAAATAAATTTATTCCAGAATCAGGAGGTCTTGTTACGATAGTAAGAGGATTTAGAACTAAATTTACAGATGCTGAAAAATTAGCAATTAAAAACAAAGTTGATCCAGATGCACAAACATTTACATTAAAATATGCAATAGATACTGGAACTACCTGGACTTGGCAAGTAGATGGAACAACACCTACTGCAACAGAAGTTTCTGTTCTATTCACTTATGATTCTGGAATCAGAGAAAATGAAACAGAATATACAGCCACATTTACTGGTAAAAAAATAGCATTTGAAAGTAGAGAAGAGGTTAAGTTTTTCTATGGCAACACTACTAATGTAATCGACAACGAAACGAATCTGGCTCAACGAGATACAATATTTCTCAATTATCTATCAGCGGGTTCTACATCTTCGGGTAGTGGAATTTCGGTAACTGATGAAACTGTTAATATAGGTCAAGTTCCAGTGTCATCAGTATTAACTGATGGCGGCACGGGAGCAACATTTGATGCTATATTCCAATATAGTGGCGCACCAGAAACTTATGAATTTACTGAAAGTAACGCAGTTTCTGGAACAACTTATACTCATCATCTAGTGTCATCGGATGGTATAGAACAACCACTTGCTACTAGTAATATTTTATCACCAGCATCTCCTAATAACATTATAGGAATAACTCCAACTTGGACTCTTGGACTAGGAATAACTGATTTAGCAGATATACAAAATTTATCAACATCTATACAATCAAGCCCTGGTGCAACTACAAGTGCATCAACTGATACTAACTTATCTCTTTTAGCAGTTGGATTTGATGATGGATATACTGGTAATGTCGGCACTTCACAAGACGCAAATACAATCAAATCAACTCAGAATATAACAGATTTAGGCTTTAAAGGAAAAGTATCATTATCTTATTTTGACACAGCATCTACCACTAGTAATTTTGTTTGGCGTGATGAATCTGATAATTTTGAATCAAATAATTTCAGCACAGTATATGATTCTGTTTCAGATGAATATACTTTTACTATATCTACTACAGACTCAGCAACTATTAACGAACTCGATAATGATATTTTCTTCAAACAATATGCTTACGGAGA